TGGTCTAGTTATGGATACTGATAGAAAGACACCTATTTATGAATCTTAATAACTAAGCCCTGTTCGCAGGGCTTTTTTTCATCACAAATTTTTAAAGAGCATTGAGATTGTGTATCTCGTTTTGATGTGGCTAATTCTATTTAAAGTAGATTTAACTGTAACTAAAAACTGCATAAAAGTAGATATTTTCTCTATTTAAAGTAGTAAATATTTGATTTTTAATTGAATTTATTTTTGACTATTTGTTGAGTTTGTGACCTGGATCACGTAAATAGAGTAGATTTGGGGGATAAAAAGGGAAAAATATCAGATGATTTGATCAAGACATGCTCAAATAGTTGCTCTGCAAATTTTAATAAGAGACAGTTTGGTGTAGAATTGTGGAATCCAAGCTATCTTTCTTTCATTCTTATGAACGAGATTTATATCAGAGAGAAATTAATTAAGGCCCTTGCCAAACAACATCCGAGTAACACGGAGTTTTTGGCCGAGCTTCCTATTGCCAATTTTTCTCGTAGAATCGATCTTGTTATGGCAAATGGAAGTTTATCCGGTTTTGAAATCAAAAGTGAGCAGGATTCATTAAAACGGTTAGGCGGACAACTGGAAACTTACATGCAATACTTTGAAAATGTAACTGTTGTCTGTGCAACAAAACACTTGCAAGGAGTAATGAATATAGCTTCTAAAAATGTGGGCATTTGGGAGTTTGATGGAAAAAAAATAATAAAACATAGAAACGCTATCAAAAATCAACTCACAAAGCAAAAGTGGCTAAGTTTCCTAAACATTATTGGTCTAAAGGCAATATTAAGAGAAAACAAAATAAAAGTGTCAGGTCTTAAATCAGAGCTAATTAAAAGAGCAATGATTCTACCTCTCGATAAAATTAAACTATTTATTCTGGATTATTTAAAACAGCAATTTCCATTAATGGAAAAGCATAGACAGGATAGACAAGAAAGAAAATTAAGCATAACAAATAAGGCTAGTAGCTCTGTAATAAATGAAAAAATGGACGAGCCACAAGCCTTATCTAGCGCAGAAATTTATCGCCGAAAAAAAATTAAAATGATTCGTCAAGCTCATCACGAAAGGATGTTTGCAATATTTGGCGACGCATATGAGTATTTGCCCTAACACCAACCCATTTTGAAGGGGATCGCCCAAATACACCCCCTTCTGATGCTTGGAGGATTTTTTCCTTTCCCCAGCTTTCTGGGATGTGAGAAAATATATGGTTATTAGCTATATAATTGGCTATTTGCTGATACCCATCTCCGTGTTCTGATGGCATCCTAAATATTGCCCAAAAGTCCTCATCCGTTGCAAAGTCAATTCTTGCAGACCATCGACCATCAGAATCATGAGAATCAATAGGAATTGGATGAATAGAAGCATAATCTCCATATAAAACCTCATATTTCTCAGAAAGTTTGAGGTAAAGATCAACTTCTTTCTGTTGTATATATCCTGCCTTTATATTACTGGTGCTTAAGTCATCTAGATTTGTCATGCCTATTGCTGGAGATGAAGGGAAACTTGTTGATAAGGAAACAATATTTAAGCTCTCAATACCATTTTTAAAAGTTTGAAGAACTTCGTTAGATATATTATAACTTTCGGTTAGATCAGAAATATACCCACTATCAATAAATATTATGGCATTTAATGGATCATCCATTGCTGCAAGTGCATTCATAGCTAATTCAGCTTCTCTAGTGCTCCTAATTCTAAATGCAACCTTTCCTTTTTGATTTTCTAAATTAATTGTTTGTCGAATAATGTTACGCAGATATTTTTCGTTATTATTAAAAAGTATTGCTGGAATAGCATTTTCATATCTTGAAGTGAATTCTTGCCAATTAATATAATATTGAGATGAATCAAAAATATTTTTTTCTTCATTTGTAATATGGTTCAGAATCTTTTCTGATAAAGGCGGGAATAAAATAAAAGGTCCATTATAAGAACTTATAATTTTCTCTAAACTTGCAGTCAACGCGGTTCCTTTTCGATTGTGTAAAACAAACGAAGGAAGAATAGATAATTTATCTTCTTGAGACAAATTAACAAATGCCTCTTCTTCTGAATTTCGAGTATGTAAAAAAGGATAATAGCTGTAATTTTGAAAGTTTACATTAATCATATTAACTCCTTAGGTTAGTTGTTATTACAGATCAACAATATCCAGTGTTAGTTTCTATAGTAAAACTGAATACCAAAAGACTTTCCCAATGACTGATATATCTTGCATGTCTGCTATCTCATCTGGGTGTTCTTCGCTGTTGTAACTACGTATTTTCACTTGTTCGTTTGGCATATTGTAGAGCAGTTTGATCCGTAATAGCCCACCGTGATTGATAGCGTAAATCTTGCCGTCTCGGATTGTCTTATTGCCCAAATCAATTCCCACCGTTGTTCCATCAGGAATAACAGGCTCCATCGAGTTTCCGTCAGCAATCACACATACCGCATTTTCGTACTGTACGCCTTGTTTACGTAGTGTTGATTTGGAAAAACGCAATTTGAAGTTGTTATAGTCCGCTATGTCATCAGCAAATCCGTTACCGGCAGCAAGGCGAATATCTTGATAAAACGGAACGGCGTATTCATCGCTATTTAGTGGAGTATTGCGATCCCATAAGTCGAATGAGCCAACGTCTTTCACATTAGAAGTTACTTGATTTTCTAAAGGATCGACTGTTCCGTATTTCAAATGAGCAGGGGTAACTCCAAAGTACTTCGCTATAGCTTCAATTTTATTATCTCTCGGGGTTGCAGTGCCTAAAGTGTAACGTCTAGCCATTTCATAGGTTACGCCAACAGCTTTTTGTAAATCCACAATATTTTTGCCTTGTTTATCCATTAATTCATTAAGTCGGCTTGCTAAATCTGTCATAGACACTCCTTTATTCTACTAAAGGTAGAAGATACAAAATTAAAATAGTTGATTCAATTCTATTTTTAGTAGTAAAATTAAGCTACTTTAAATAGAATAAAGAGGTTAAAATGCTACCAATCGAAAAAGCTTATGAAATCGTGGGCGGTATTTCGGCTATGGCTCGACATTTCAATCTTACCCCTTGGGCTGTTTCCAAGTGGCGTGAAAAAGTACCTGCGGAACGTTGCGCAAAGATTGAAGAACTTACAGATGGAAAAGTCAAGAAATCCGAATTACGTCCTGATTTGTGGGATTAATTTACCAACCTTTACCAAAAAGAAAACCATAAAAATAAGGCAAAAATTATGGAAATGAAGAAAGTTATTATCGAAATGATTGATCGGATTCCAGGGGGAAAAAGTGCGGTTGCAGGATTTTTAGGTTTTACCGAAAGCGAATTGAATAATCGTCTTTATCAAACAAAGGGCCAACGATTCAAAAACGAAGAATTGATTGCGCTGCAACTTGAGTATGGATGCACTGATTTTATCGATGAGCTTTGCCGAAATGCTGGTGGACGTTTTGTGCCAGATGTAGCGGAGGATGAATTAGACAAGGTTGAGCTTGCCAATTTACAACTGCGCGAGCTTTCTGCGCGTGGCTTGTTATTTGCTGCCTTAGAAAAGGCATTAGAAGACGGTGAAATCACTTCGAAAGAAGAAGACAAAATCCGTCAAGCATTGAGTAAGCATTTAGCAGCAACTCAGCATTCTGTTGAGTTTGCTATTTCTTTGTATAAGCCGCAATAAAAAACCACGGCGGCAACCGTGGTTCAACTATGGAGATTTTATGCAAAATCAAATACAGCTTTATGATACACAAATTCGCCAAGATGAACAAGGGCGGTTTTGCTTAAATGATTTACATCGTGCAAGTGGTGGAAATCCGATTCATGCACCGAGTCAATTCTTACGATTAAAAGGCACAAAAGACTTTGTTCAAGTATTGGATAGCCACAATGCAAATATGCATTCTGCTTTAGAAATCATCAACGGCGGAATGAATCAAGGTTGCTATGCAGACGAGAAAATCGTTTACAAGTATGCAGCCTGGATTAGCCCTGAATTTGAAGTAAAAGTTTATGAAACTTTTGATAAGGCGGTGAAAAAGGTGAGTTAAACCGAAAACCAACCGCACTTATTCCGCAATCTTTTTCTGAGGCGTTGATGTTAGCCGCTCAGTTACAAGCAGAAAAAGAGCGTAATGCGCCTAAAGTCGCTTTTGTTGATCACTATGTGGAAGTAGGGACGAGTAAATCATTTCGTGAGACGGCGAAGATTTTGAAAATACCTGAGCGTGCATTGGTCAATCGCTTGGTGGAAGATAAATATTTGTATCGTCAATCGGGCGTGCTTTTGCCTTATCAATCGGCACACACCAAAGAGTTAAAACAGGCACCGCTGAACACGGTCACAATTACACTCAGACGCGCGTAACAAGCAAAGGCATTGAATTTATCGCGTCACGTTATGCTTCGGAGTTGATGCTATGAGTCGATTTATTCCAAATTCTTTTCAAATACCAAATTCTTTTGTTGATGAATACTTAGATTCACTCTCTGGCAAGGCAATCAAATGTTATTTGCTCATTGCACGGAAAACTACAGGTTGGAGAAAAGATTCAGATCGTATTTCTTCCTCTCAATTTATGGCTCAATGCGGCATAAAAGATCGAAAAACGGCTTATGCAGCAATAGAAGAATTAGAGTCGGTAAATCTAGTTAATATTGAACGTAAACAAGGTGAAATTAACGAGTTTTCACTCAACTTTTTCATTGATGAAAATAACGATTTTAAACCAGCACCAAAAAATGGGACTAGTACCAGTACCAAAAATTGGGACTCTACAAAAGACAATATTAAAAACAATATACAAGATAACCCCCTATATCCCCCCAAGGGGAATCGGCTACGCCTGCAAATGGGAAAATCAACGCAGAGAATATTCCTTTGCCAGATTATGTCGATCGTGAGACATGGATCGCTTATTGCCGAATGCGTAAAGCCAAGCGGGCGGAGATTAAAACTCAAGATACGATTAAGCGATGTTTGCGAGACTTGGAAAAACTCTGTGGGGGAAGTCCTGATTTGGCTAGGGCGATTTTGGATCAATCTATCGCCAACACCTACACCGGATTATTTGCTCTGAAGTCCTTACCTAATCGAACGGTAAACTCAAGTGCAAGCAATGACCCTTTCGCCGATAACGGCACATGGGGCGTGGGAAGAAAATTAAACGTCGATTTATCACTTGATACGATAAAACAAGTAGCGCAAACAATAATTAGCCAAATGTTGGCGTGATATTGCAAAAAAAAAACAAACAACCCGATCAGAAATGGTCGGGTTTTTTATTGGGGTAAATAAATGAAATTTACAGACAAAACCACTCAAGCAGCCACACAAAGAACCATCACTAAAGATGGTTTTTTAGTTGTGCCTGCAACCATTTCTAAAGTTGGGGTATTTGATTACCTCGCTACAGAACTAGGCTTAAAAGAAGACGGTATTAAAAAAGTCGCTCGCACAGAGAAATCGTTGTAATGATCGTGTAGAGCTTAATTTTGCAATATTTTCCATTAATTATTTCTTTATTATTTGCACATCATTTTTGTTCCTCGTAGAATACGAGCAACCTTACCTTTAAAGTGCGGTGAAATTTTACCGCACTTTTCTTACAGTAAACTATCCTGAGAGATAAACGAGTATGTATCAATTATTCCGTCACGGCATTTTCCAAATGGATGCTGAAAAGGCTCATAATTTCACGATTCAATGCTTGAAATTAGCCAGTAATCCTTTATTTCAACCGATCTTAAAATCTCTTATTCATGCTCCCAAAGGCTTTCCGAAAACGGTAATGGGTGTAAATTTTCCTAATCCCATTGGATTGGCGGCAGGAGCGGATAAAAATGGCGATGCGATTGATGGTTTCGGCGCATTGGGTTTTGGTTTTTTAGAACTGGGAACTGTCACGCCCGTTGCACAAGATGGGAATGCAAAGCCACGTCAGTTTCGTTTGATTGAAGCTGAAGGCATTATTAACCGTAATGGTTTTAATAATAATGGTATTGACTATCTTATAGAAAATGTGAAAAACGCCCGTTATAAAG